GAATACGAAAAAGAAACCGACGAGCAAAAAGAAAAGCGTACACAAAAGCACAGCCTTACACAAATACTCAAAAAAACTGCCGAAATATACCGTCAGAATTTCGTGAGTTTGCCCCCCGAGAGCGAAGCCAAGAAATATATGCTTAGCCGTAATTTTACCGATGAGATTGTCGATAACTTCGGTATTGGTTATGCCCTGGCGGGCTTGTACGAGGCTTTCAAAGAGCAGGCTATCGTGAGCGATGGCGAAGCATTAGGACTGTTGCGCAAGAATAACCAAGGCAACTATTACGACTTCTTCAAGGGGCGTATTATCTTCCCTATTAGCGACAAGTATGGGCATTGTGTAGGCTTTGGCGGTAGAATACTTACTAACAATAAGAAGCAACCTAAGTATATCAATAGTGCTGAGTCTGATTTATTCGATAAATCTAACTTGCTGTACGGCTTCCATTTGGCGCGTAACACCATTGCCAATACGGGCGAGGTCTATTTGGTAGAAGGCTATACCGATGTAATGCGAATGCATCAGATAGGGTTTGCCAATACCGTTGCTACCTTGGGAACGGCTCTCACCCCACAGCATTTGGCACAGCTGAAGAAACTTTGCCGCAAGGTGATTATCTTCCGCGATAGCGATAGCGCAGGGCAAACGGCTGCCGAGCGCGATTTAGAGCTGATACTGCAAGCGGGTTTGTTTGCCGAATTAGTGGTATTCCCGTCGGAAGACAAAGAAGACCCTGACAGTATAGGGCAACGCCCCAATGCGGTAGAACTTATCAAATACTCGCGCAACGATGCTATATTGCACCTTATTGGCGAAGCCTACCGCGCAGCACTCGAACGCTATACTGAAAAACACGGACAGAGCAAAAAAGCACTGCTATTACCCGAAGATAAAAAGAACCTTACCGAATTGGCTAAAAAACTTGTAGGCTGCATTCCTGATGACACTACCCGCGAGGCGTATGCCGAGCAGCTGAAAGAGCTGTTTAAAATTAAGGTAGCTTCAAAATCTGAGAAGATTGAAAAGCAATATCTCAAGACACCAGAGATAATTATTGATATGGGAGAAAAGAACCCTAACCTTAGTAGACCAGTAGGCGAAGGCGATGGCTCTCTTGACTTCTATTTATTTCCTGATGAAGTAGAAGATCCTTACCTATATAAGAATGAGATTATAGAATACGGACTTTTTCAGCACCAAAACCGCATCTATACATCAGCGGGCAAGGAAGGTAAGGAATACTTTATGTCGATTTCTAATTTTTCCATTGAAATAGTGCAACATATGCAAGATGAACAGTTTCCAATGAAACTTATACGTATATGTAATGTACATCACACTGAGAAGATTTTTGATGTGATTTCTGATAAAATAAACACCCTCCCTTCATTTAAGAATGTGGTTACTTCTTATGGTAATTTTTCATTCTCAGGTACAGCTGCACAACACGAACGTCTCTTGCGCTATTTGTTTGACCGTATGGGTAACGGAAGAAAAATTGATGTATTAGGATGGCAACCTGAAGGCTTTTGGGTATGGAATAATAAGATAGTGATACCAGGGGAACGTGAAGAACTTATCAATAAAGAAGGACTTTTTAAACTTAAAAACGAAAGCTATTACATTCCTTCTGCAAATAGAAGCTATGATAAGAATATCTATAAATATGGAGCACAAAAAAAATTCAAATCATTTGATACTCAAATGAGTATTTACAACTATTTTCGACAAGTATATAAAGTACATCGAGGATATGCTATTACGGGTATTCTTTTCGGTATAGGTTCGTTATTTCAAGACATAGTCGTGAGTTGTACAGGATTCTTTCCTATACTATTCTATTTTGGACCAGCTTCAACTGGTAAAGATAATATATGCGAAGCTATACAATCGTTTATGGGAGTTCCTCAAACCGCTATACAATTGGAGGGAGCAGCTTCTACTATCAAAGCACAGATACGAGAGTTTGCGCAATTTAGCAATGGTATATCGCAACTATCGGAATACAAGAGAGGAAACCCACAAGTAGATGGTATCATCAAAGGTTTATGGGATAGACGTGGGTACAAACGTGGCTCTATAGAAAGCAAGGTAGCCGTAGATGAAGTACCTATCATCAGTTCTACTATACTTACAGGCAATGATTACCCTAGTGCTGAAGCACTTATCTCTCGACTCATTTGGGAAGAAATGGAGAGCAGGGAATTTAGTGAAGAAGAAAAAAAAGAATATGATAAACTAAAAGATATTATTCGCAAAGGTATTTCGGGCATATCAGATATTTTTATCAACCAACGTACTTTTTTTGAAGAACATTTTCTCGACACTTATCGCGTGAATAAAATTGCTTTAGGTAAGTTAGAAAAATTGCAGAACGTACCTACTCGTATTATTGACAATTTAGCCGTCTTGCACACTATATATAATATATTCGAGTCGCAACAGTTCTTTCCTTTTGGAAAAGCAGATATGATAGATCATTTCGAAAAAATAGTAGAAAATCAACGCCGCAAACTTGATACAGATTCGCCAATCAATAAGTTTTGGGATTGTTTCCTATCCTGTATGCGCTTAACTCAGGGAGAGACACTGAGGATAGATGTAAATATAAGAGAGGAAGGAGGATTACTAAAATTCAACTTCACCACTATATATAGTATTATTCAGAGGCAATGGTTTGTACAGAATCGTGAATCAGCACCCTCAAAAGCAGAAATGAGAAAACTTATAAAAGAATGTGAAGCCTATAAAGATGAGGTGAAGAGTATTCGTATCAATATGGAAATTAATTGTAATACTAGTGCCTTTCTTATCGACTTAAATAAGGTAAGTATAAAAGAAGAACTAATGGCAGAAATAGAATTACAACGTATACGAAAACCTAAGACTACCTATAATAATAGTAACATTACAGATGCAAAAGTAGATGATGATGACGATTTGCTATTTTAATTTTATTTTTTCTCAAAAACGCAATTTTTTACTAAAAACCACTGTTTTTTTTTCCGACATTTCCGACAAAGACTTATTTATTTAAAAATCAAATTATTAAGTAGTAAAAGTGTGTCGGAAAGTGTGTCGGAAATGTCGGAAAGTGTCGGAAAGTTTTATTGTTTTCCTACAAAATCCTACAAGATTTCTCAAAAGGAATGATTATTAAAAGGTACAATAAGCTGAAAATTAGTGTTTTATACTCTTTGTAGGATTTGTCGGAAATGTAGGAAAATAAAATGCCCCTTTTTTGAAAAAAGTAACTTTTTTGAAGAAAAAATGCTGAAAACAGCTTTTTTCGCTATAGATAAAATTTATAATTATGAAATATTATTTTAAAATACTAACCAATATAAAGGTAGTAGCCGCTTATCTACACAAGCGTAACAATGTAGTAATGGGCTTATACCGCGAAGGCAACTTAGTTGGCGGACTCCTTCCTGCTGGTAGTACCCTGTGTTTGCAAGACTTTTTAAGCACTATATCGGGTATTTTCCCTTCGCAAAAAAAGGATTTACTGCTATATCGCTGTATGAGCAATACTATTACCTACGCCAATAATAACTGGGGCAAATTTTTAAAACAAACTTATATACCCATTAGTGACAACAATTATATAGCAAGCTCGCTGGTGTGTATAGAGCCTATCATCGTTTATCTCCCCAAGGTAGAGGCTTATGTAGCCGCCCTGTACTGGCATCAGTATTTGGTTGGTATTTGCCATTTTTCCGATTTGTCAATTAGCAAATTAGAAAAATTGCCTGTTCGCAAGTTATTCCCTACCGACTTAAACCACTTAGATAGCTATCTAACCGACAACCCTACCATTAAATACTATTGCAATAACGAAATGATATTTATTAATAACTAACATCCAAATTCTTATGTTAAGCATCACTTTACACCTGCCCATTTATCTTATTAAGTATATGCGTACGCTCTATGGCGAGCCGTACGCCCCAAAAGCAAACGACGAAATAGGTATCTATATCCTCAACGTTTTGCAGCGCAAAAGCAACCTATCGGAGTACCAGTACCGCGCCAAAAAAGAAATGTCGCAAACCTACCAACTCACTATTAACACAAGCAATTACGAAAAACGTGGAGCGGTAATCTTGCCACAACAGAACGCGCTAATAGTAAAGTTCGTGGACAGTCATTTTCGCCGAGAGCTATTTCGCACGGCAGTAATGAACCACTATTATTATAGTATACCTTATAAGTTTACCATCATCAACATATTAAGGTCCTACAACATCGAAGAAAACGATTTACCTTACGAGACCATTCGCAAGGATTTTAATAGAAAAAAAGAAGAAATTGAAAAAAGATTATTATTAAAATAATGAAAATCATAGACCTTTTTAGCGGTATAGGCGGTTTTTCGCTCGGCTTTCAGCGGGCAGGCTACCAATTTACCGAGCACTATTTTAGTGAGATTGACAAACACGCAATAGCTAATTATAAATACAATTTTCCAAATGCAAAACACATCGGAAACATTAAAACTATTCAGCCCGCAAACCTTGCAGGAGCAGATATTATCACTTTCGGTTCGCCTTGCCAAGATTTCAGCCTTGCTGGAAAGCGTGCAGGGCTCTCAGGCGCAAAAAGTAGCCTTATCGAGTACGCAATTGCCCTCATTGCTAACATCAGACCAAGTGTATTTATCTGGGAAAATGTTAAGGGAGCATTCTCCTCAAACGCTGGCGCAGACTTTTGGGCGATTATCCAAGCGTTTGCCAACATTGGGGGTTATACAATCGAATGGCAATTGCTTAATACAAGCTGGGTACTCCCCCAAAATAGAGAGCGGATATACCTTGTCGGACATCTTGCAGGAAGAAGTGAGCCAGGAGTATTTCCTATCCGAGAAGATGATTGCCTTCCTACAACAAAAACGCAAAGTCAATTTCAAGCCCAACTTAGTGGAACAATCAAAGCCAATGGCAATATGAATGCTGATGACACCTACATCATTCCTAAAGCTGCAAGTACCCTCACAGGAGGCGGGCATTCTGGAGGCTTACATTCCGATATGACAGTGATACAACTTAATCCTTCTACTGAGTCTAATGGTAGGCAACCTTACCAACAAAATAGGGTATATGATGAGAGAGGAATATCACCTGCCCTAACAAGAAATAATAATGATTTTATTATTAAACAACGCCCACGAGGCAAAAATAAAGGCGCAAACCTAACTATTTGCCCTACTATATCGAGCAACGCCTTTCAAGAGAATAATCTACTGTGTGGCATACGTAGATTAACAGAAATAGAATGCGAACGATTGCAAGGTTTTCCGGACAATTGGACACAATACGGCACCTACAAAGACAAAATAAAGCGCATATCAAAGACAAATCGCTACAAACTCATAGGCAATGCCGTAACCGTAGATATAGTAGAATTAATAGCAAAACGATTAAATTTTTTAGAACAATGAATAACACCCTACACCTCACCATCAAAAAGAAGTGGTTTGATATGATACTCTCAGGGGAGAAAACAGAAGAGTACCGCGACATCAAACCGTATTATAACCTTCGTCTTATTGGAAAAGAGTACGACACTGTCGTCTTTAGAAATGGTTATGCACGTGATGCCCCAAGCCTCACCATAGAATTAAAAGCAATACGCTTTGGTACGGGCAACCCCGAATGGGGCGCAGAAGCCAATAAAAAGTACTTCGTGCTATACTTAGGAAAAATTATTAACACTAAAAATATCAACAAATGAGAACAAAAAAACAAGTTTTAGGTAAATTTTCTATTGAGTTAATAGAGAAAGAAAATAGTATGTATAGTCTTGATATAACATTAGAATTAAATAACGCACAAATAGATGTGCTAACGGATATATTGTATCAAGGGTATAAAGGGGAATACGGAGAAAGATTTTCTAATTTGGTAGAAGATACCGAAATCACATTAGCTAAAATTCTCAGCTCTTATGAGCAGAAAACTAAAAGCGGAGGAGTAATTTTTAAAGATTAAAAAAAATGAATATGTATTTTATTACACCAAAAAACAGTGAAACTGGCAAAAAATTTCAAAAGATAGCCGACAAATTAGATGTTTGCTTTGAAAATCAAAAAGCATTAGC